GAGACGGCATTGAAACAACACGAACGCTTCAAGAGGAAGCGTAGAAAGGCATAATTCCATGACCTACGATAAAGAGAAAGTATTTGACTACCTTGATAACCTTCGCCTCGATCCGTCTGCCGATGATTGGACGAAGCGCGAAAATTTGTGTGTCAAGTTTCGCTTGACCCAAACCGAGGCCGAACAGTTGCTTGAAGACTATCGCGTCAATCTTCCTTACCGCAAGCAATTTTTACAGGAAGGTCTCTAATGGACAACGTGGTACCCCTATTCCCCAAAAAGAACATTAGGCTTTATACGCGACCTGATTGCGGCCGATGTGAGAAGGCCAAATTATTTCTGCTATCCAGAAACATTGATTATGAAGAAGCTCTAATCGATGATCACAAGACTGAACTACTCGAAAAATATCCATCATTGAGATTGTTGCCTGTCGTTGAAATCGACGGACTGGTTATTGGCAGTCTTGATGAACTAACTGAACTACTCGACAAGGAACGCTATGAGCAATGAACTAACCGAAGACGAACTTACTGGCAAAGAAGTTGCCGAACAAATGATTGCTGATTTGAAATCAATCAACGTCGTTGGGGAAGAAGCCAAGGATCGCCCTGACCAAAAGACAGGTTTCGAACGTAACGAGACCAACGTCAACTCGTTTGGCGGCACCGAACGCATGATGGAACAACTCTATCGTGATCTTCCGTCTGATCTACTTGACAAGTATCAGATCATCCCGTCGCGCGTCCGCGACTTGAAAGATGATAAGCATCGCGTTCTCTATCTCCATGACCTTGCCAATGATCCCGAGGCGGCCAATGCCGTGGATCGCAATGGCGGCTGGTCACGCTTCCATCGGCTGGTCTTTGTCTCACACTGGCAACGCAATCAATTTCTCAATCTTTATCCGACCATTCCCTGGTCACGCACGGCGGTCATCCAAAATTCGATTGACCCGATCCCGCTGGTGGACAAACCCAAGACGCAAATCAACTTGATCTATCATACGACGCCGCACCGCGGTCTCAAGATACTCATTCCCGTCTTCAAGAAGCTTCGTGAGAAACATCCTGAGATTCACTTGGATGTGTATTCGTCCTTTGCGATCTATGGTTGGGGCGAACGGGACGAAACCGACGTTGAAAGTAAAATGGCAATTGAAGCCGCCAAGGATTGTGAAGGCGTGACCTACCATGGCTTCAAACCGAATGAGGAAGTGCGCAAGGCACTCCAGAATGCCCACATCTTTGCCTATCCAAGCATCTGGCCTGAAACAAGCTGTATTGCTCTGATTGAAGCCATGAGTGCGGGTTGTCTGTGTGTGCATCCCGACTTCGCCGCCCTACCTGAGACCGCGGCCAACTGGACGCTGATGTATTCTTGGCACGAAGAAATCCAGAAGCACGCCCAACAGTTCTACAACGCCCTGGACGTGGCAATCAATGTCGCCAAAGCTCAGAATGAACAAGAGAGTTTCTACACGTCGCAACTCATGTCTCAGAAGTCCTATGTTGACCTATTCAATAACTGGAATACCAAGAAAAGACATTGGGAAGCGTTTTTGAAATCGTTTGCTCATGAAGAATTAGAAATCAAACGACAATTCAAGGCATTTTCGTATGAAGCTTAAAAAGTAGTTGACAAACTACCTAAAATTAAACTATAATTCGCAACATTGAACCAATCGCGGGGAGTGTCAGTAATCCCCCTTGGTATCAAATAGGATCAACGTATTGATCCGATCTGGTGGATGGCCACAAATCTATTCGCGTGTGGCATGGGGGCATTCGTGGTCGGGGGATGCTCATATTTTTCTCTCAAAAGGTATATCATGAGTAAGTGGACACCTGAACAACAGGCCGAACATCGTCGCGCCTGGATCGAAGCTCTACGGTCGCGCAAGTACAAGCAAACCAAATGCACCTTACGATCTACGAACGCCGACGATAAGGGATTTAGCTATTGTTGCCTCGGAGTCGCCTGTGATTTGTATCTCAAGTCGGGGGATGCGCCTGAGTATATGAACTGGTTGCAAGACAACTCTTTTGCATTTGCCGAACCAAAATATAGCGATCCTTATTCGGACGACGTTGAATTGCCTCAACCAGTTATGGATTGGTTGGGATTGAAAACATGCAATGGCCATTATGAAAATACCAGTCTCGTAAGCAACAATGACTGCGGTATGCCGTTCAAGAAGATTGCTGACATTATTGAATCCGAACCTGAGGGGTTGTTGATATGAGCAAGAAATGGACTCCTGAGGAACAGAAGGCACATAGAGAACTTTGGATTAAAGCTCTACGGTCGGGCGACTATAGTCAGGCGAGGGGCGCGCTCCGAAAGTTAAGTGATCTTGATGACCAACCTGAATTCTGTTGTCTCGGGGTTGCCTGTGACGTCTATCTGAAATCGGGGGATGCTCCCAAGGTCGCGAAGTGGCTTGGTCTCGATCATGATCACGGTTTTCAGTTTAGGACAAAAGTAAAAAGTGAAGAAGGATATTATCACGATTATTACGTTTCGGGATCGCTTCCACAACCAGTCTCAGACTGGCTTGGTTTGAAAACGAATTGTGGTGAGTTCTTTACTAATCGCAAAAGATCGACTTTGATTTCCGAAAATGATCACAGCAAGAAAACTTTCAACCAGATTGCCGACATTGTTGAGAAAGAACCTAAAGGATTGATTGCAGATGACCAAGAAGTGGACGCCTGAGGAACAAGCTCTACATCGCCGCATGTGGGTTAAAGCCCTTCGTTCGGGTGAATACGAACAAACTATGGGATGTTTGCGAGACAATGTCGGCTTCTGTTGTCTCGGGGTTGCCTGTGACGTGTATCTCAAGTCGGGCGATGCTTCAAAGACAACGAAATGGGAAACCAATAAATTCTTCCGTTACAAGCGCGGTGATGAAGGTCTTATAGCGACCGTGCTTCCTGCGCCTGTCAAGGATTGGCTTGGACTTCAAGATGATTCTGGCACGCATTTTAGACCCGTGGAAGAAAGCCATTGGAACTGTGAGAAGATTGACGGTAAGTTTTATACTTCCGATTCCCTTTCTGGCCTGAATGACAGCGGCAAAACCTTCAAACAGATCGCCGATATTATTGAAGATGAACCGAAAAAGTTGATTCGCAATGTGGACTAAGGAACAACAGAAGGAACACCGCAAGCTCTGGATCGATGCCTTGCGGTCGGGGGACTACAAACAGGCAACGAGTCAACTTCGTTATGAAGATGGATTCTGTTGTCTCGGAGTCGCCTGTGACCTTTGGATGAAATCAGGTGATGCGCCGAAGTTCGTCCAATGGGAAGGCGAATATTTTGTGTATCGCGAACTTGAAGACGGCGAAGACCCCGATAGCACGCGTAACCAGATTAGCAATATCCTTCCCGATGAAGTCAGGGATTGGCTCGGGCTCCGAACCAACTGCGGATACTATGGTCCCTATCCAACGGTTGCTCTGACCTCGGTCAACGATAGCGGCACGGACTTCAACGAAATAGCTGATATCATCGAAACCGAACCTGAGGGGCTGATCAACGATGCCTAAAAAGCGCGAAGGAATGTCTCAAATTCCTCTTTGGTTATCTAATGAAATGATCGCGGAAATAGACAAAGTTGCAAAGTCTCTCAATAGTACCAGAACTGGTGTTATTAGGGCAGCGGTTCGCCGATGTTTGTTGCAAGTAAAAAGCAATGGCATAGTGGAATTTGAAAATATTGACTAAATAGGCGGTAAACCTACTAAGGAACCGCCTATGATACCTCTCGTTACCGATCTATCTCACCACAATCAAGTCACCGACATGAAGGCCGTTTATGATGCTGGCATTCGAGGCATCATTCACAAGGCTACTGAAGGCACCTACTACAAAGACGCGACTTACAAAGCACGCCGTCAATGGGCCTTGGATAACGGTCTATTGTGGGGTGCTTATCATTTTTGTCATTCGGGACCTGTCGAAGCGCAAGTCAATTATTTTCTCGACTATGCCGATCCCGATGGCACGACACTCTTAGCCCTGGACTTCGAAGAAAACACCAAGGGCACCATGAGTCTCGCGCAAGCCAAGCAATTCCTGCAATTGGTGCGCGACAAGACAGGCCAGAAGCCGAAGCTCTATGGCGGCAGTCTGTTGAAAGAAAAACTTGGCAAAACCGCCGATCCATTCCTGGCCTCACATAGGCTGTGGATGCCCCAATATGGGCCTAAGGCGACCCTTCCCGTGGGCTGGCATACCTATTGGCTCTGGCAATACACGGGCGACGGTGTCGGCCCTGCGCCTCATGGCGTCAAGGGTATTACAGGTAATGCAATTGATTTGAACGCATTTGGGGGAAAAGACCTGAAACAAGAATGGGTCGATAATTTGAGTATTATTTAAGGATTTTTTATTTCATGATTGAAGAAAAATATATCACACGATTTTGGTCACGAGTTGATAAACGTGGTGAGAATGAGTGTTGGAATTGGTTAGGTGGAACGAACGGGCGGGATTACGGGGAAATTTGGACCGTTCAGAATAAACACTACCGAGTGCATAGATTTTCATACGTTCTACATTATGGGATTGAACCTGGAAAGTTGTTGGTATGCCATGAATGTGATAATCCTCTATGTGTAAACCCCAAGCATTTATTCCTCGGAACACATTTAGATAATGTGAAGGATTGTGTATCCAAAGGTCGATTTAAAAAAAGGATACTCTCTTATGACGACGCATATGCCATAAAATATAGTTCTTTGTCTGCCGCAGAATTATCCGAAAAATATAAGGTTACGAAAGGTACTGTTCTTGATATTCGTTGTGGTTCCGCATGGAAACAACTACCTTGATTATTGTACTGTAATATGGTATACTAAATACTTTCGCAAATCAGATTGTTAAGCTCGGAGGTAGCCGAGTTGGTAGCAGGCAACGGATTGTTAATCCGTAGGAGAAATCCCGTCGTAGGTTCGAGCCCTACCCTTCGAGCTTAACAATCTATTCGCAAACATTTGTAAAATGGGGGCGTGGTGTAATTGGGAACACTTCGGTTTTGCAAACCGACATTGCGGGTTCGACTCCCGTCGCATTCCACCAAACTTTTAAGAACTACTCCCACGATACTACGTTTAGAACCTCCCATTACATTAGACACTCCCAAAGGTAAAGCCGAAGCGTATTTCATGGCTGACTACTCATTTGACTCCGATACGCTCTGGGGATGTTTTGTGCGTGAGACACGCGAATTCTGGTGGTTTCATAATAAGGATATCAGAATTGAACAGAACATCACCATCGGCCGAATAAAGAATGCAAAGACTGACACGAAAAGCAATCCATCAATTTAAGTTCAAGAATGACGAGCCCGCATCGCAGGGCTCAAGTTTTATCACCGATAGGGCTAATTTAGCTCATGCCCTATACTGGTATCATGAGAACGGCGAAGTCCCGAAACTTCGCGATGCCATCGAAGCCTACGCTGAGAAGAAATATCCTCAAGCCGTAAGCACCATCAAATCCCTCAAAGACAATCAGATCAGCATGACCATGTGTGCCATTGCCCGCATGTACATGGGCGGTGTTGTCTTGCCGCCCGATGTGGTGTGGTACTTAGATGCCCGTCTTGAGGAACTGATTGGGGGTCAAGTTTGGGCCGAAACCACCAAGGATACGGTCAAGTCGCCGCCCGAGAATGTGGTGCTGGCGGATTTGGAAGGCTTCCTGGACGATTTCTATCGGTCCAACTACAAGCTACCCCCTCATGATTTCTACAAGTATCTGACCGAGACTCAGGCCAATCGATCCCAAGTTCGATCCGCCGTCGATTACTATGCCGATCTTCAACGTGAAATCGGCACCTATGACAACCTCTCCAAAAAACAAATCAAGGCTTACACCGAGTTTGTCGGGGCAATCATCCGCGACTGTGAAACCTACATCAAGAATAGCCGCAAGGAAACCAAACTCCGCAAGCCACGCAAGAAGAAGCTCAAGAGTGCCGAGCAACTAACGGCCAAGGTGCGCTTCAAGGAGTCCGATCCCGAGCTTCGGTTGACCTCGGTCGCACCGTCGCAAATCATCGGGGCACAGTCCGTCTGGTTGTTCAATGTCAAGACGCGGCGCATCACCTACCTGGAGACGGCCGAAAAGCTGTCTGTCAAAGGTACCACGGTCATAGGCTTCGATCCCGCTAAATCCTTCACCAAGGTCATCCGCAAGCCTGAAACGCTTGCCGATTTGCTAAATACAACGAAGGTAAGGGTGTTGAAAGACATTCAGGCCCTCAAGACTAAGGCAACTCCAGCGAACGGGCGCATATCTGCCGACGTGCTGATACTTAGGGCAAATAAATGACCGATAAAGATAACGTTATCCTCTTTCCCAAGCTCAAGCGAAAGAAAGGGCCGAAACGGACCAAGGTTCAAAAGCAAGCCATAGCTGATTCACTTACTCAGGACCTTATAGATAATGTTAGCACCGATATCATTGAATTTATTATTGAGGATTTGCAGCGAAGCGGTGTTGATATGACACCCAATAAAAAAGACATAGGACTTCTGATTGAGGCCACCAAGGCGCTGGTCAGTCGTCATTACGAACAAGCACATTTCTTGCACGATCTTACCAACTACATTTTTTCTGAATCAGCGGACGGGGTATATGTGAATACCAAGGTACATTTCAATTTTACGAGCACTCAAACGAAAGCATAATGTGATACTTGTTGACTTGAACCAAATCACTTTCTCTAACTTGTTCCGAATGGAAAAGACGAAGGTGCCGATAAACGATGAAACCATTCGATATAGCATCCTGAGAAGTCTACGCGGTTATAGCCGCAAGTTATTTCGGGATTGGGGGGAAGTGGTTATATGCTGCGATAGTCGAAAGAACTGGCGTAAGGAAGTGTTCCCCTACTACAAAGCGAACCGCAAGAAGGAACGGGCCAACTCCAAGATCGATTGGGATCAAGCCTTTGCATCCTTTGAAACTGTCAAGGGCGAACTGAAAGAGTTCTTTCCCTACACGGTCATCGATGTTGAGAACGCCGAAGCCGACGACGTGATTGCTACCTTGATCAAACTCAATTCTGATCAAAAAATTCTGATCCTGTCGGGCGACACCGATTTCGTGCAACTGCACGACAAGCAAAAGAGGATCAAGCAATTCTCCCCTGTTGGTAAGAAATTTGTCTCCAATCCAGACCCTACCACCTACCTCAAACAACACATCATCGAAGGGGACAAGTCTGATGGAATACCTAATATTGCGTCTCCAGATGATTGCCTTGTGTTGGGGAAGCGGCAAGGAACACTCGGTACGGCGCGTATTAAATACCTTACCGACACTTGCCCAAGTCAGTATCCCTCAGTGCTTAAACGCAACTTTGAACGAAACCGAACACTGATCGATCTACAGTGCATTCCGCAAAAGATTGAATTACCCATTATTCAAACATTTGAGGACCGCCCCAAGAAGACAAAGGCAAAGTTATTCAATTATTTTTTCGATAAGAATTTGAGAGAATTTATCGATACTGTTCAGGATTTCTAAAGAATGAAAATACCCAAACCAGTTATAGCATTTAATGAAGACGGAACATCAATAACGGCCGTTGACCCAACCGATTTAGAAGACCTTGGTGACGTTGAACTGATTACTGATATCAATCACCCTGTTCTTCCGCGCATGTTCAAACCTCATACTAAATCTGTTATCGTGGCACAGACTGTTGATATGAAAACGTTTATGCCTAAATTCGTTGTAGAATTCGAAGGTAAACGATATTGTTACAATTTACAGTTAGCTATTGATTGGAATAAGAACAAATGAATACAATCATACAAGAACGACTTGAACAATTCGATACTGCGATGAATGAGATAAAAGGATGCTCAGATGGCTTCTGTTATCTCAAAGGTAAGGCTCAAGGAATGCACACCAATGGTGGGTGCCGTTGTGTATATCACAATTGCAAAGACGGTGGATGGTGGGAGATTCAAAAAATCTTGCGACTATTTTGGGAATTAAGATACGATATAGAGAGAATTAATGTATCAACTTGGAATAAGTGAAATTCTGGAGAAAGCCTCTGGAATAAAAAATAGGGACGAAAGGGTCAAATTTCTTCGTCAAGAGGATACCCACGCCCTGCGAATTGTGTTACAATATGCACTTCATCCTGGAATCAAATGGCTTGTAGGTCCAGACCTACCCCCATTTCATCCCGATAAGGTTGGGCAACAAGAAACCATTCTGTTGGCCGAAGCGCGTCGCCTGTATTTGTTTATCGAAGGCGGCAACCCCAATCTGACGCCCCCCAAGCGCGAGCACCTGTTCATTCAGCTTCTGGAAATGCTGTGTCCTGGGGACGTGCGCGTCATCGAAGCCGCAATCAAGAAATCCCTCCCTTATCCAAACCTCGAATACGATGTGATAAAGGAGGCGTTCCCCGATTTACTTCCCGACGTTACGTTTCTCCCACAAATTCAAAAAGTGGAAGAAACGACTATTGGGAAAGTAGGGGAAACGGTGAACCCTGACGAATTCAGGGTCACCGATAAGACCATTGAAAGTGTCTTGAACTCCTTGCCGCCCAAGCAAGAGAAACCCAAGCGATCACGTAAAAAGAAGGCACCTAAAGAAGAAACGCTATGAGCCGTTCAGGAAAACAAAAGTACCGTTGGGATGAACCCGACGATATGGATTGGGAACGCGAACAAAGAGAACGCGAACGACGTAACCGCAAGAAAGCGAAAAGTGCGTCACGCGATAACCGATACGTCCAAGTCGAAGACGTAGATCACGAGGATGAATATTATGACTGATACCGTAACCGCCAAATTCCGATGCGATTATATCCATATTTTTGATAAGGATTATAATCAAACTGTCAGCACACAGTATGACAAACGGCCAACTCCCGAGGATGCGCCTTACATCCGTGTCGCGTTCGAAGCTGTGACCGCCGAGTGTGAAGAAAATAAGTCGTGGTCGAAGTGGACGCCAAGCGGCCAACTGCAAATGAGCATCACCAATCCCGACTGCTACAACAAGTTCGATCCTGGTGCCGAATATTATCTGACAATTAGAAAAGCCTAAATGCCGACCTACGTTCTAATCGACAAAGCGACTGGTGAGGAGTGGGAAGAATTTTTCACGTCCTACACCAGTCTACAAGAATATCTCAAAGAGCATCCTGAGCACGAACAGGGCGTTCATGCGCTCAACATCGTCTCAATGCATGGGTCATCGTTCAAGACGGACGACGGGTTCAAAGACCTTTTGAAACAAGTCAAAAAGCGAAACAGAGGAGCGAAAATAGATATCAACTAAGTTTGCTATGAAGTCCTAATATCAAGGAAGCCAATTATGGTAAGTAGAGCAAAACAAAGAAAACAACTTCGTGAACAAAAGAAACAATATGCTCTTGACAACAAACTTAATTTTGACCTTCAACATATTTCGCCATTAACAAGCAATCAAGAGATTGCTTTCAATACCTTCAATAAGAAACACCTGTTTCTTCATGGTCTCGCTGGCACAGGCAAAAGCTTTATCGCTTCCTATCTTGCCTTACGTGAGATTTTCTCGTATAATTCCCCTTTCAAAAAATTAGTCATTGTCCGCTCCAATGTGCAGACCCGCGAAGTCGGGCACATGCCTGGAGACCTCAAGGGCAAGAACCAATACTACGAAATCCCCTACATGCCGATCATGGCCGAACTGTTAGGGCGGGGCGACGCGTACACACTTCTGAAACAGAAGGGTATCGTCGAATTCATGACCACGACCTTCATCCGCGGCATCACCATCAACAACGCCATCGTCTTGGTGGATGAATGTCAGAACATGACGGCTCATGAGTTGCACTCTATTATCACCCGAATTGGCACCAACTGCAAAATCGTCTTTGCTGGTGACGTTAAACAGACGGACCTCAATCGTCGCAAGGAAGTTTCGGGCCTTGCCGACTTCATGAAGATTATCCGTCGAATGAATTGCTTCGAATTTATCGAATTCCAAGAGGAAGACATTGTTCGAAGCGCCTTCGTGAAATCCTACATCATTACCAAAAACAAATTAGAAGAAGATGGAATCATAGAGGGGGTTATCGCGTGATCTACTTTCTAACGCCTATTATGATTCAAATTTTCTTTGAGTTTTGGTATAATGCTATCACTGGACCTATTATCGCGCTGTGAACTCGACTCTTACTATGATGACATTGGCCGAGTTTATAAGACACCTGAGGGAGACTTTCCAAGCGTCACGACTGTCATTGGTCAAGCTGTGGACAAGTCTCACTTGGAAGAATGGCGCGACCGTATCGGCCATATCAAGGCTGATTTAGAAACCGAACGGGCTTCCCGCTTCGGCTCCAAACTCCATGACGTGCTTGAAAGGTATCTTCTCAACGAAGACTACAGTCAGGCACACCCTATCGAAAAAATGCGTTTTGAATCTGTCAAGCGGAAAATCGAACCATGCATCCAAAAAGTGTATGGGGCTGAATTTCCGCTCTACAGCGGAAAGCTCCGAACGGCGGGGCGGGCAGACGGGATCGTATGCTGGAACGGCGTGCCGACCATTCTGGACCTCAAGACGACCAAAAAATGGAAACGTGAAGATTGGATACTTCACTATTTCATCCAAGCCGCGACCTACGGCTGGATGACGAATGACACTTATCATCTGAACATTAGCAAGATTGTCATAGTATTCTCGACTGAGGATATGACTTGTTATTACTATGAAAAGGACATTTCAGAGTATATCGACCAAGTAAGAAGGGTTTTTATAGAGAATAGATGAAGATAATAATAAGGAATCCAGGGCAACCTAAAGTTCCAACACAAGAACTACGAGACGCTGCCAAATTTTATACTAAGCTATTACTTACTGAACGCCAATCAAAGCATGTTACACTCAAGATCAAGTTAGCCGACACGGGTTACGACAAAGGGTATATTGAATGGTTGGATCGTCCAGTTAAACCGAAAGAGTTTCTGATCACCCTATCCAACAAGTTCAAGACGCGCGAGACCTTGAAGTCGCTGGCCCATGAAATGACCCATATGAAACAGTTCATTGTGGGGGACTTGACCGACGAAACTTTGCGCTCCCTGCCCCGCTGGAAACGTGAAGAAGTGGTTCTGGATAAGATGGACTACTTTGATTACCCATGGGAGATAGACGCCTTTGGTCGCGAAGTTGGTCTATACGTCCGTTACATGCGCTGGAGAAAGTCCATAAGCCTCTGATTTCAGAGGCTTTTATTTTTGCCAATTTTTCCTTGACAAAAGTTTTGGGTATACTAAGTTAATGGGTATCGAAATTAGACACATCTAAGGGAACTCACCCAATGACACATATCCAGGACAAAGACTTTTCTCCGAATGGCCTGAAACTTGAAGGTTCGTATGAGAACGACCGCAACGCCCAAAGCCGTGAAGTGTTCAAGGCGATCATCCGCGAAGCCTACGGCGTCACCGACGTGATCGTGGCTCACCACTTGACCTACGTGGCTGAGGAAAAGCGCGTCGATACCGATGGTCGCGCCTATAGCTTCGAAGTGGTTGAGGAGATTCCGTCTGCCGACACTCTGATCTTTGACCATGACGTGGCCAGAAAGATTTGGGGACCGAACTTCAAGGAAATTCTCGTCCAGCTTGTGTGCGAGCCTTGCGAATCTCGTGACGACCTCTTAGCTAAACTCTGGAATCAACGCAACGCGGCGAAGGCCGCCTAACTAGACGGGTAAAGAAAGGAGACTATCATGTTCAGCTTTTGGCTGACTCTGTTCGCGCCCTATGCACTCGCTGGGCAGGCAATTACCTCGGCATGGGGGCTTGGAACCCCCATTCCTAGCGTGAAGAAGGAAGGCAACTGAACATGTACGATTGGTATGACCATCCCCTTGACCCCCGCGCGCACACGGGCGGGGAAATCGGGCTCGACGGCAAACATTACAAGGGCGGTGAGTTCCTACCCTTCTATGTCCCCCGTCCTGCCATGCCGCAGATTGACGAAGCGGATTATCCTGAGTTTTTCGACTTCGTGACGGCACAGGGATGGTCATACCAACTGACGAGCCTAGACCCCAAGAACCTCCACTTTCACCAGCGGGTCTCTTGGAATAAGGTCATCCACATGTCCGCTGAACAACTGGCCAAGCCCATACTGGTCAGTCGCGACGGGTATATTTTGGATGGCAATCATCGGGGCGAAGCCCATATTCGCAACCACACCAAGGCTTCCGCCGTGGTGTTAGACTTAGAATTTGAAGCGGCCATTAGGTTGATGTTTTCGTTCCCGAAGACATATGCTTATGGCGATGGCAAACCGCATGAACAGGCATTGTAACCATGTACGAAATTTGGGCGACCCAAGGGCAAGGAGGAATAAAAATTCATGAGACGGAAACGCTCGAAGAAGCACTGAAATATATCTTATCTCACAAAGGAGAAGCATCCTTCGCGATTAAGCTTCCTGACGGAAGATGGCATAAATGGTGAACAGGCATTGTAAATGACAAACGCTGAACGTGAGTTACTGTTGAAAATGGCGCTGGCGGTCGAACTGTTGGTGCGTGAATCTACGAAAACTGGTTTCACGTTGACTGACCCTATTTGGCAAACTGAGAAAGGACGGTTTGCAATCGCCAACGGTCTTGCTGACAGTGTTGCTGTGGTGGAGAAGGAACAAGGCTAATCAATATAGCAGGCTGCCCCAAAAATAGCGTGAAAGAAATAAGGCGCGATGCCCGACCGTGTTGGGGTAAAACATCGTCCGCTTCGCTCGGGATAAGGCTAGTCTGGTGGTGGGAGTGACGGTCGGCACGTTAGACGATAGACCACTCTATATTGACCGACGTTTTTTAAGGAGGATGGAATGTCACGCGACTATACCCAAGTTTTTGGTCAGGATATAAATGGGTACAAAACCCATGAACTTTTTGATGACGACGGTTCATCGATGATGGCTATCGTCATCAAAGAAGGTATTCCGCCTGACAAATTAGAAGTCATCAAGGAACTGTTAGGACTATGGTCCGAGCACGTTGAGTTACTGTTAGAAGACCCGCCGCCCGAGGCTGAAAGGATCATGTGATGGCAGACAATCCTGAGTTAAGAAAGTTACTGGCAATGGGAGTCAATTCCGTGCCGCAGACGCGGGCGGAACTTGAAACGAACCACGGTAAAGGCAATGTGTTCGATACGACTGAGCTTGGGGAACACTTTGAAGTTATCGGGTTCGCGGCTCCCTTCGTATCCGTCGTGCGCAAGTCCGATGGCAAGAAGGGCTCTCTCTTGTTTCAACATTCCCCGCGCTACTACTTCGATTTCATAGAGGTGTAACATGGTGCAGTTTTCGAAAATTGAATTCGACGAACACGGCAACATGAAAGTGGTGCCTATCCGTTCGATCAAGCAATCCGATATCCAGGCTTGCCCGCACCATGTCTATGATGCTGATCACTATCGGGACGACGGCACGTGCAAGTGCAATGATCCATCCGATCTAACAATGGCCGAGTGGGGCTACACTTGGCGTGACGGACAGTGGAGATAAATAGATGATTAGCGAAGACACATTGATGATGTGGATTTGGATTTCAATCCCTCTGATGCTTGGCATTCTGGCCTTCATCATCTGGGCATGGTTGAAATTCCTTCGCTTCGCTTATCGCTTTATCACCAAACCGTCTAAGGGAGACAAATGGCCGTAATTCACTGGACTTCCGCCAAGCTGAAACAATTGAGACTTGTCTATGCCGATGCTGTCGGCAAAGGCATGTCTCAATTCTCGTTTGAAAATAACCCGATCCTCACAGTCTATGGACCCATGTTGATCAACACTGTTGACAACGCACTTAAAAAGAAGTAAAATGGCAGAGTTCTCAAAATACCTCCTTGAACAGTCGTTCTCGCGATTGCTCAACCACACCCAAAATCGCAACATCGGCCTCATTTCGGCGGCGCGGGGCGACCTGAGCCCTGCCGAAAACAATCACCGTCATGCCCAATTGAAGGACGATCTTCGGAAGTCCAACCTGGGCTATGTCCGTGTTAGCGGGGCCTATACCGAAAACAAGGGTGAACCAAACGAACGCCACGTTAAGGAAAAATCCTTGCTGGTGATCGGTAAGGAAGGCCACGACAACGGCCATCTTCTGGGCACCCTGAAGAATCTCGGTAAGAAGTATGGGCAGGACTCCATCCTGCACAAGTCACACGAACAGAAGACGGCGCAACTGCACGGCACCAACGACTCCCCCTTCCCTGGGAAAGACAAGTCCGTTGATGTTGGCGAGTGGCACCCAAATAGGGCTGGCGAATTTCATTCGCTTCTGAAAGGCAAGCCGTCGAAGCCGTTCCAGTTTGGCGAACAGGTGCTATTCGACCCGAACGTCGTCTACGAAGACTATACGTTCTGGGCGGGCCGTTCCTGGTTCAATCGAGTGGATCATTTGTTCTAAGGATAGACCCATGCCATATTATGTCAAGCCGCCCGAGATGACATGCGCCGAACCCGCCTCGGGTTGGTTCTATGAAGACAAGGAAGGCGTCACGCATGGGCCGTTCCCAACAAGGACCGCGGCACTTGATGACGAAACCGATGGTCATTATTCGGACTGGTTGTACGAAAAACACCGTGACGAAAAAATCGACTATCGGCAAGATATGATTGATGCAGGCCGCGGTCATCTTCTTCGGGATGACGATTAAAGGAGATATGTGTCGGTAGGGCGGCAGGGTAGTCGCAAGGGTCTCATAAGCCCTCAAAGGTTGGTTCGATCCCAACTATCGATACCATTACACCATGAACGACTTGAACAGCCGTCTGACTACAAGCGAACGGCGATGCGTGTACCTTGCTGAATCTCTCGGCTCGGTCCTAGCGACGCTTGGGTTGATGGAAAAAGAGGAAATCGAGAAAGTCATTTCCATCTTCGCCAACTACTATCCGCTACCGCACGAAAAGGTGGATGTGGAAGCCTTCAATCACTTTATGCGCGCACTAGCGACAATGAGGGATGCCCATGAGTAACATTCGTGACATGGTTCAAGTGATGCCGCTGGGTGACATTCGGCAACTGATTCTCGATTGGGAACAACTTGAACGCGACGGCAAGATTGGTGATTGCCTATTACGTGAAACGGCCAGAAACTTCATTGGAGCAATGTCATTTATTCACCTGCCAAGTGTGATGCGTGACTTCGCCTTCGAAGCCTATCGCTTCATTGCCAAAGTATACGGGGCTTCCGTCTTCAAAGAAGACTTCATGGTTGAGATTGATCAATGAAAGACACTTGGTTCCAGAAGGCGCGCATGGACTGGATTACCGAAACTCTATCCATTTTCGGGTTCATAAATAGGGAACACTTGATGAAGAAGTTCAGCATCAGTAGACCGCAAGCGTCGGCTGATTTGCGTCTCTATCAGGAGAAGTTTCCGAGCGCGATGACCTACGACAAGTCACTGAAGCGCTACCTTGCAACGGATCGCGATACACACCGCTAAAATCCTCTGTTCTTATATGGGTTATTATATGGCACTGTCCATGCCGCGAAACGAGTTCGAGTCTCGTACAGAGGGCCACCTTCTACAGCATGTAATGGGGGACATACACCATGAAACTTCTGAATTTTTCACTGGCCGTCTTTGTGTCGGTTTGCTGCCTCGGGCTCTGGTATTCCGACGCCCACGCGGCGGCAAGGTCTTTCGGCTCATTCAGTTCCCGTTCTTTTTCTCGACCGTCAACATCCTTTTCCCGTCCATCGTCGTCGTTCGGAAGTTCGCTACGGGTCCGTCCGATGCCCAAGGCATCCCCAAGCCCCACAATTGCTCCAAGGCCGCGAATCCAGCCTACCCCAAGGGTCCAACCCTCGCCAGCGGTTCAGCCTGCCCCCCGCGTTCAGACGGCTCCACTTTATCGCGTGCGTCCGCTGTATACTACAACCCCTGGTTATCAATATAACGACTATTACTATCACGCGCCAGTTTACCAAGCCCCTTCAACGTCTTGGTGGGATATCTGGTTCTGGTCGTACATGTTCAGCCACAATTCAACGCCTGCCAATAGCGCGCCGACCGTGCGTTGCGGGGACGGAACATACCTTGACAAAAATAACACATGCCAACAATTACCGAAGTGTGGAGCAAATCAGCGTTTGACTAAGGACATGATTTGTGAAGTCATCGTCGAACCTGTAAAGGCCGAATCGCTGCCCTCGGGGGACGTGGGCAAACCCAATTGGGAAAAAGCCATAGAGTGGGATCAAAAGTGATGGAACAAGTAACGCGACGGGCTCTGTTCGGGCTCGGGGTTGGACTTGCGACTGTACCAGTCGCCAAACTGTTTCCAACCGAACGCACCGACGACGTGCTGCCGCCGTTGAAAGTCTCATTGGATGAATTTCGAAGGTTGCGTGAAGCCAAGTTGGTAAAACAAGGTTGGGTTCAGCATAATGTGCAAACCTACCGTGTGACGTTCGACAAACTTACAGGTGAAGTAGGCTTAGTGCCGAAATAAATACGACTACGCCCTGGTATCGTCCCCGCCTTCTAAGCGGTCGTCAACGACGTAATCGGAGTATGCAGGTTCGATTCCTGTCCAGGGCTCCATGAGGTTCCCGCGATGATATCTGCGATCCTGATGCTGATGGCCTTCTATGTCGTCTATCTGGCGATTGGCGTCTTTGTGTTGGCTGTCGTTTTAGACCCTCCCCATAAACCCGACACGGCGATCTTCTCTCTATTATTCTGGCCTATCGTTGCGATCTTCTTCTTGTTGGAAAGGGAACGCCGATGACTCACGCCGTTCTCCAATACCTAGCCTTCTTAGATATCCTGCTACTCGCTGTCGTCGTGTGGTGGGGCTTTTTGGTGATTCCATGACCCTGTTCGAATGGCTCTGGCACAAGCTGCCCGACAAGTGCCAAATGCCCGCCTGTGCCCGTAGGGGTGTTCGCGGCAATGAAAACCGCGTTGAAGGAAAGATTATGTGTGATGACTGCACAAGCCGATGGATGCAACGCAAAGGCCCAATCGACCGCTGGCCAAATCTCAGCCGCGCGGTTGCAACTCTGGGAAGCCCTCGCAAGGAATGAGGACTGCATCAGCATGTTCACGTCGGACGACATTCGCCTGATGCTGGCGGAAATCAAGCGGCTCGATCATGCTGTCTATTACATCCAACACGACCCCATATCCGCCGACCGTTTCACTCAAATGTCAATGGATGGACTCAAATGCGACAAGAATATAATCCCCCAAACCTAGTCGAAGCCGATCTACAAACGATCTTCGATTACATCTGCGGCTTTCTTCGAACGCAAGGAGAAAGATCGGGCGTCATGATAGAGAAGGTCAACATAGACGGAAAAATGGAACCCTTCTTTGAGTGTCGCTATCGGTATGAAAAACCGACTGGCGAAATTCTCCGATGCGCCGCGGGGTGCTGCCTTCCCGATGCAAACTATAATCCATCCATAGAAAAAATAAGCGTATTGGCGGCGAACGTTGCGCCGCGCTTCTTGGGGAACGATTTTGAAATATACCGAAAACACTACGCCAAACTGCGACTACTAAAAAAAATGCAGGAAGTTCACGATGCCGTCGCCATAGACTGTTGGGAAGAACACTGGCGACGCGTCGCGAGTAAGTTCGAACTTGAATACAAAGGACCATGAGAAATGAAAGCACCTAACCTCAACGAAGCTACTGCCCAAGTTATCTTTGACTTCATCACCAAAGAATTGTTGAAACAGAACGAAAGATCGGCGGATTCTTTCGGGCTTTGTTTGTATCGACGTTTCAAAAACGATGGCACGGTCCTCAAATGCGCGATAGGGCAAGTTATTCCCGACGAAAAATATAAACCAGCATTTGAACACAGGATGTTAGTGAAAGACGTTATTCTGAATACTCTAGGGCAGGACCTCTATATGAAACGTCCTAGAATTTATGATCTTTTGCGACGGCTACAAGACATTCACGATAACTGCGGGGTGTCTCAGTGGCATGTTGGCTTCGATAGGGTAGCCAAAGAGTACGAGTTACAATTTACTTGAAAAGTAACTCAAAGTTTGTTATCATGTGACTTCAACCGAGGGAACTTACTCACATGACTCCCAACACTGACAAGATTGATCAGATCGCCAAGGCGGCTCTGAAGGGACATTCTGTACCTCTACCCGAGCTTCAGAACGTCTGGGCCGTGACCAAGGAAGCCATGTCGCGGGGCTATTCGGACGACGCCGTGAAGGCTTGCACCGAAGCCTATGTCGTGATGGTTGCCCGTAAATGATGATTTCCGTCCACTGCCGCATCCCTGGTCTTTTGAGTACCAGTGTACGGCGCGTCCTATTTGAACCATGCATCTATAGCACTCGCGTTTTATGCGGGGTTCATCAGATGAAGGGGCAGCGGTCGAAGCGGCATTATCATCGCGCCTATCGATTGTATCGGGACAGTGACGCGACGGCTGGCCAACGTATTCGCGACCGAATCGAATACCACACTATGAAGAAAATGAAAGCCTGGAGGTAACATGGGGTTCAAGTACAAATTCAACGAACATCAGGAAGCTTGGCTTCGCGACTTGGAAACGACGGATGCCAAGCAAGCGATTGGCGTTCTCTATCGCAAGAATGGTGTTGAAAGCTTTTGCTGTCTCGGACGGGCCTGTGTGGTTCTTGAGAAGCCACTCAATCTCACTCGGGTTGACACTCAGAGCACTGATAATAGCACAATAGTCGGGTTCGGTTCGCGTGTCGATGTTTATGACGACGTATTGGTCAGCGTGCTTCCGTTTGTTGTCCAGAAAGCATTGAATCTTCGTCAACCCAACGGCATGTTTGGTGGCTATATTCAGTTTGACGACAAGAAATATGGGTCTCTAACCGAACTCAATGACCTCAAGCAAATGTCGTTCGCTGAAATCGCTAAATACTGCCGAGAACATCCCGAAGTAGTATTTATCGATTATGACCGACAATTATACGAATATCGAAATTCAAATTCAGAACATTAGCGGCACGTGGTTCACAATCCAGACCGTGCCGAACCAACAACAGATGATTACAATGGCGCTGAAGAACGCGGCGGCATTGTATAAGAAGAAAGTGCGGGCGATCACAGCTTCGGGGAGCTTGGTCGATATCAGTATGTAATCAGGGGGAACCATGTATGAAGTCAAATATTTTGAATTTGAAGACCCCTGCACTGAGACAGAACTTACCCTATTCCGCAGTGCCTATCAAGTAGACTGTTGGGCCTTCGTTCGCAATCACCTCACCTGCCACAATCCTATCATCAAAAAACGCGCCAAGTTTTACGTCGTCATGGACTCGCAACGTCAATGTCTCGATCCTTCGATGGACGTAATCCTTCTGAGAAAGTTCGCAGCATGAAAGACTTCCGAGATATAGAATTACAAGTTGGCGATAAAGTGGCATATGTTACGCGGCGAGGCTCTAGCATCTATGTTCACGAAACCACGATTGTAGGGTTCAAAAAAGTCAAGGATAGTTGGCGGGACGAACTGATTGATGCCGCTATTGTCGATAACCCCCATAAACCCTACGCAACCCGACGAACAATAATTCTCCGCATACCGAATAACATCATCAAACTATGAGTAAAAATATCATCTTCGACTTGGACGGGACCCTAACGGATGCCCGTCCTTTTGATTATCTATTGGACCAAGCTCCGAAGCTATGGGATGAATGGAACCGTAAGACCTTTGAACACGAGATTTGGCGGGGCCTGGAGGCCATGTACCGAATCCATTATATCGCGGGCGACCATATCTACATCATCACCGCACGGGCCGACAACTGCCGCCTCTATACCGAGAACTGGTTGCGCAAGCACGACCTCGGGCACCTACACCACGGGCTCTACATGCGGGCGGCGGGTGACAAGCGCCCTGACTTCATCATCAAGGAAGAAATTATTCACTTCCTAAAGCGACAAGGTGGCATCTTTTTCGATCAAGCCTACGATGATCGCATGGAAGTCATTGAAATGTATAAGAGAAATGGCATCAACGCCATTCACGTCAAAGACGGCAAAATTTCCTCATAATCAAAATTACCCCTTGAATTCTTTCATAATCTAAATTAAGTTCACCTTCGAACGGGCGAAGAAGCCCTTATGAAGAAGGAGACTCCATGACCAAACTCAAACGAAAGACCTCAGCAAAAGAGGCTACCAGGGTCGTCAACAAACTTGCCGAGGTGTTGCAAGAATCGACTGGCAATGTTGTCCTTGACGCGCTTGTCAAACAGATTGACGAGTATGGCGTGGTTCAGGCGATCCTGAGTCCCTTTGCCGAGACCATCAAGAAGGAAGCACAACTCAAAGAGAAGATCAAAAATAACATGATCAAACTTGGGTTGTTCAAGGCAGAAGGTAACAGCTTTGAAGCCTTGCGTGAAGTCACACAATTCAAGGCACTCGACTTGAAACTCTTGGAAGACAAGTTGGGTGATCTTGAAGCCTACAAACGTGACGGTGATCGCAACAGCATCAAGGTAACACCAAAGGTACAAATCCATGTTCAAAGAACGTGAAGAAATCGACTACAGTGACAACTCCGCGCCGTGGGAAAATCTCTCGGTAACGGTGGATGACACTGACACCTTGAAGCAAATGCTGAAGAAGGCAGGCGCTGATTGGAAGGTGGATAAGGTGCCAGAACTGGTGATCTATAAGGATCGGCATATCTATACGGGACGAAGTTCCCTTATCCGATCTGATACTGACGCCATTCTGTCATCGGTTCCGAACGATTGGAATGAACACCAGAACGAAGACGCCCTGAAATTCTTCCAGCGTTACATCCGTGAAGGCTCAATGTCGATTGAGAACATCGGTGTGTTGGACGAAGGCCGCAATGTCTTCGTGCTGGCGAAACTGAACGAAGGCTTCCGTCTCAAACACGGTAAGAAACTGGACGATATCGATTCGTACTTCCTGTTTTCGAACCCGCACCGATACGGCTGGAGCATCGCGATTACGCCGACACAGATTCGTCCTGTGTGCATGAACGCACTGGTCCAGGCATTGAAGAAGGCAATGTTCCGTTATCGGCACGACACCGAGTTTGACCCTGAAGAAGTCCACAAGCTGATTGCTGAGAACCGTCGCCTGTTGAAGGAGTACAAGGAGAAGGCCGAATTTCTCAGTAAGGTAAGAGCCGACAATGACGATACGGCAGAATACTTCGAAAAGCTGTATCCGTTTGTCGGTAAGAATGCTCGCCAGAAGGAACGGTCGCGCAATGCTGAGGTGTTGCTGACCCGCATTCTTGACGAACAGCCTGGAGCCGATCTTGGGGCTGGTACGTGGTGGGCTAACTTCAATGCCGTAACCTATGGCGTAGACCATGTGTTCGGTTACAACGACAATACCCGTATGGAAACCGCGTTCTATGGCGCGGGACGGGATAAGAAGATCGAAGCTTTGGACCTCGCGGTGAAGTACGCCAAACAGGCTGCCTAAGCTACGTTATAACTCAAACTAACAAACCCCTGACCCTCGCGGTCAGGGGTTTTTTTTTACCTAAGTTCCTAATTTTTCAGGTAAAAAATTTTTTTTGAAAATTAAAGAATTGGTGCTTGATTTTTTGATAATGAAAGTTTAGATATTTCTCACCGACGACGTACTGAGTAAGAAATCAAACACCCGAACACGAACAGGAGCCCAACATGTTCGACTTCTTCAAAACGGACGAAATCGAAACTCAGACACTTAAGACCAAACTTTCTCACGTGATTGGCAACTACGGTCATATCGTTGGTGAGACACTTTATTTGTTCTTCACGGCGTTTGAAGGTCACGGTGGTCACGCAATTGCCGCTGGCGCGTTTCTCGTCATCACCCTTTACAATGCCTTTGTGAATGGGGATGTTGCATGAGCCACAACGTAAAATTGGAGCTTTTGGTGGTGATGGTCTTATTGACCATCATCCCCTCCTTCCCCGCCATTGAGCATTGGATAGAACTGTATGTTCCGATTCGGTATCTGTGGTTAGGCGTCAATATCTTCTGGTTGAAGGATGGTTGACATGGAGATACTTCTTCATTGCCCTTGGATACTAGCATTCGCGCACCTATTTGTGTGGTGCTGGCGCGATCAAACAACGGATGGTTGACATGCCTAAACTGGAAAAACTCAGTGGTAAGTATGGTGCGCCGCTTGGGCGTGCCGACCTGCCTTATGCCTATGAAGATTTTCAGGCAATTCCTGAACATCCCCATAAGTTCTACCTGCAAAAGGTGAAACTGGATTCGGGCGGCTATGATAGCGGCGGGCCTATTGGGGCTTGCGAAGCCGTGGCTGGTCTCTCTATTGGGCGACCAATGAACAGGAGACTATCCGTCGCTTTTTTGACGCCAAGTCGCGGGATGACGCCAAGCGCATTTTGCGCGAGGAGTTTCCGAACTGCAAATTCTATAGGTGACACATGGCGAAGACGATCACGTATGCCTGCCTTAATTCTTCTCTTTTATATCTCTTAGGAATCGTAGCAGGAGGGAACTGATGAATAAAGCACGCCTGATAGAATTACGGAACTTCTTCGCAAACGCCCCAGAAGAAAAGATCAATATGTATTCCTGGGGTAGAAATTTGAATCCTGAAGGCAAGAACGAAGAATATAGTTGTTTGACAGCAGGATGTCTTGCAGGTTGGGCAGGAGTCTATAAGCCATTCGTGGAACAAGGATTCTATTTTCGTCAGGATGCAGGAAATAGGTATCTTGGAGATATCTATTATGGTAAAAATGAGGCGACCCGCTATAATGGCTTTAATGCCTTCGCAAAATTCTTTGAATTACCAATGGTGACAACTCATTGGCTCACTAACCCAAATTATTACCATAATACCTGGAATGATCGTAAGATATCCAAGGCAGAAGTCCTGGACAGACTTGACTATGTCATTGAGCACGGCAACCACCCTGGCCATGTATCTTTCCACGTGGAGGATTAATGAAATGTCTACGAAGACGGCCAATGAAAATCTATCGGGCCTATGAGAAACGCGATTGGGGAAGCGGCAAGCTGACTTGGCGGGCAGTGCTACCCGTCTATCGAAAAGGAACGCCTAAGGCGTATAGTCTTAGGCGTGTAACAAACAGGAAGGTGAAGCATGGCCATTGACGTAGACTTTTCACGCAAGGCACCCGCGGGCAAGTTCAGGCTTGTGGGTGTTGATACCTTCGACGGCGACGATTGGCTTCAAGGCGATTACGATACCCTTGAAGAAGCTATGCAGGTTGCGACCGAGAAAACCGCGGGGGAACAAATGTTGTTCTATCATGTCTATGACGACCACGGGAAACATGTAGGGCAACGGGGGCGGTGGTGATGATCAAAGCTGGTGTTAGATTAGTTCCAAGTGATATTGATGCTCTACGCGAGACTGTATGTCGGGCATGGGTCACTCAAGATTTGAGTCCCTTGAAGAAATTCATCTTCGATTTCGAGGATGTTATTTTTTCCGAGGGGCGGACAAGTGCGGCTGAGTTTGACTATCAGTTGGTTAACTATAGCATGTATAAAATGGCCAAGCTCTGGGAACTGTTCCCCGAGGACGATAAGCGGGTGCAGAAGCTATTCAACTTCGTCGGCACGACCTACTTCAAAGATTGGAAACCATTTGATCTTGACACTTAGCCTACCTATTACTAAGTTAGTCGCTATGGGGACGCCAGCGGGCATTGCTGGGTATCTTCCACCAGGGACTGATCTAAGGTTGAAGTAGAGTATGGAAGCTCGAAAAAACTGAGGTGACGTTCTTGCGCGCGGGTTCGAATCCCGCCGTCCCTTGCCCTTCCTTTTTAGGCTTGCACTTTAGCCTTGTCTATGGTAGTATTTTAAAGTACCGAAACGGTTATGCATGATCGTTAGGGAACGGCAAGCGGTGTCACTTACGGGAAAGCTACCCGAATCATAAGTGAAACGATTCGTCTAATGGAAAGACAGGCAACTCGATTGTCAAACTCCCGTTCGATTCGGGACCGTTAATACCGCTTGCTTAAAGTTTTGCTTTTTCTATGGTAGTATTCACTCTGCCTTTCACCAGCGCATTCACGAAGTCGGGCGGCCAGCGGAATACATCATCCTTCCCCTTTGGCGCTTGCGTGACACAAACTGTGTCATTCTGATTTCCACCAAGTAGAAAGTAGTAGTTGGCATCTTCCCCGAGATAGATGCCAACATGGGGGGTGTCCCGTGTCCCAGGGCCGAGGACAATGATAGAGCCCATAGCAGGTTCATCTAGGGCGGTTCCGAAGTCTACCCATGCCTTGGGGTCCAAGAAGTTCGGCGGCGGCTCTGTGCCGATCTGTGCGAAGACAAAGGCCATGAACAATCCTGACCAAGGTTGCGTCGCGGGGTCATAACTCGCGTCCGTCACGATAGTCATATCATCCAATCCATCTTTTTTTATACCTAAGTGTTTTTGAGCTTCGGTAATCCAGGGCAATGTCAACTGAGTATCCTTTGGGGGTTTAATGAATTATTATTGGTTCGCGGCAATTTTCGCCGCCATTGGCTATTTATTCGCCAAGTACGGGAAGATGCAATACGACCAGGGCCGCAAGTCGGGTTACTCGGCAGGCAAGATCGAGGGCATCCTGTACGGAATGCAAAATGCTTTTCAGTTTTTGGAAGAATTGGGTGTCGTCAACTTGGCTCAAATCGAGACCGACCTGAATGACGGCAAGTATGATCACATCAAAGACATTGCCAAGAATCGCAAGATTGGGGGACGACTGGCGAACCTAATTACGAAACCTACTAAATAGCTCCAGTGTCAACTACTATCGAGGGTGCCTTGTTAATTGGATCGCTACAGTCTTGTTTATTCGTCAACTCTCGAATCGCGCATTCACGATGCGTTTCAGAGGGCACAGGGGGATTTGGCCCTCGCCATGTTCGCCCGTCGCACATGGGTCTTCAAACTTGGTTGGTATATAACCTTTCAGAACATCATAGTCTTTGAGTCGTGTCAAGCTGAAAATTTAGAGCTTGAAAAAATCGCTTAACTATACTATAATATCTGCCGCGTATTTCGGAATAGTGGCTCCATAGTTTAGTGGCTAGAATTTCCGCCTTTCAAGCGGGCGAAGTGGGATCGAAACCCACTGGAGCTACCACGGGAAAATATTGAATGACCAAAGACCTTGAAATGTCCGTTTGGGTCAAGCGTGGCCAAATGATGGTCAATCGTTACGCCCTTGACGGCGACGATCCCGACCATCCCTACAATTACATCAAATCCAAATACAACGTTGATCCTGAAGACTACGGCATCGAGAAACCGCCGCTGGCAACAGTGTGCCCGCATTGTGGAGAAAGATTTTGAGTCATGCCTGAATGGGTCAGAGACAATCGAACCGCCGAAGAACATTTCGAAGCTTGGTGGGAAGCCGTAGAGGCTCCCGAGGCCGCGAAGGTTCTCTATAAGGACATTGCCCGCATTGCGTTCCTCGCAGGCGTGAAACTACCTGGAAAAATGGGTTGGGGAGTAGCATTCGCATGAGTGTATCTGGGGATGCCGTTCAGTCACTAGTCCAATATGCCAATTTGTTCGATGGTCTCAATTATTATGGCGAATGGACCGTGCGCGAACACTCCATTATCGAAGACCTTATCGAAACTGGATATCTTAAAGTCAGTAATGGGTTTCTTGTAGAGGTGAATAAATGAACGGACCTGAATCACGACTACTAATCGAGACTGCACGGGCCGTGCTTGACCTTATGAAGGTTCACAACACTGGTCTTGGGGGACCTGGGGTGGCTGGGGGAGTCAATACGACTCGCTTAGAGGCGGCTATCCAATACTATGAACACTTCGAAACCGAAGCAATGAAAATAACGGTCGCGAAATGACCGACGAACAAGCATTGGCTTTCATGAATGACCTAAACGAACTCTGCAAAAAGCATCGCGTCTGGATCACTAACGCTGGCCAATTTACACTCTCGATCCAACCAAGCCAAGATTCGGGCTACACTGAATACTTAGGCATCATGCATCGCAGTGGAGACGTAGGGAACATCACCTTCTCTGTGCCGTGGCCAGGATGAAATCAATGATCGTTGAAATTCCAGGGTTGTGTGGTGGTAGACCGACCATCAAAGGGACGCGCGTCGAACCCTACGACGTGGCCAAGCTCTATGAACGCCACGGTATCGAAGAAGTCAGGGAATGTTTTCCGCACATATCTGACGCACAGATTAAAGAATCCATCACGTACTGTAAAGAACACCCTGGATACATCGGTCGATACGGAACATACAAATGACACCAATGAAAGCGCGTCTTCAACAAGTCATTCATGACACAAGATTTGTGGGTGAACCTATATGGATTGCCCGCAAAGTTCTTGAAGCGATGCGTGATCCAACGCCTGATATGATCGAAGCTGCTACAGAACGCGGCACAACTTTTGAATCCATCTGGCAAGAAATGATAGACGCTGCATTAGGCATATCTAAATAAACAAAGCTGGAGTCCAGCGTCCATGGGGACAGATCGCCTTGAAAGCGATTGCCAACCGAAAGGTTGAGGGTTCGATTCCTTTGGGCTCCGCATAAGCTCTACAGTTGTCTAAATAGGCATATCGTAAGACCTATTAGAACAACTGTAGAGTATCATTGTACTACACTATCTATCGTATTACCAATAAAATCAATTTCAAATACTATATCGGTAAACATCAAACAGAAGACCTGAATGATGGCTACATGGGTTCAGGTATTCTTATCACACGAGCAATTGAAAAATACGGTATAGAAAATTTTCACAAAGAGATTCTACACATCTTCGATAATGAAGACGAAATGAATGCTAAAGAAAAAGAATTAGTCGTCATATCAGAAGATACCTACAACCTATGTCCAGGTGGCAAGGGTGGCTTTGGATATATCAATCGTCTTGGTTTAGGTATGTCGCCAGAAAAAGCCAAGTATATGTATGAACGTGGTATTGACGCCCGTAAAGCTGGTTTCCAAAAATGGAAAAATTCCAGTGATGGAAAAGAATTTTACAAGAAGCAAAGTGCCAAGCGAACAGCAAGTTTGCGAAAAAAATTCCCCAATGGAACGTTCAAAAATAAAACTCATTCAGAAGAATCAAAAAAACGTATAGGCACCGCTAATAGCGGCAAAACTCCTTGGAACAAAGGTAAACCTCGCACCGAAGCTGAAAAAGAAAAAATACGACAAAGTGTTCTCCGAAAGATCAATGGTGCATGACTAAAACAATCGATATTGAAGGCTATAAGGACTACCTTCATGACTTAATGAGTCATGAAAGTCCTCTACGCGAAACCATCGGCGTCCTACTTGGCGAAGCCAAGGCCATCTATCGGGCGGGGGCTCTGTCCAAGGAAGAAGTAGCCAAGTGGGAAACCATTTCAGTCTTCAATGAAGCTGGTGGTGTAGCCCTAACTTACTTGATCAAATACTTTCCCAAGTCAGACAATTTTGTAATGCGCAAGATCGATAGGTAGTGTCTTTCTTACACTACTTTTTCCGTCCATTTTATGGTATAAATAGTCCAATGAAATACTACCAGTGCAGAATGCTTCAGGAATCCGAGAACCCCAAAGGCACGGCTGTCTTAGTGGCTTGGATTGAAGAAAAAGGTGCCAAACAGGGCGCGCGTGTTGAACTCAAAGGCGAAGAAGGTCTTTGGTATGTCCAACATGTCGGTGCCTGTATGGACGAAAAGCAATTGAAAGCAAATGAACTTGCCAATCGTCGGAGTTTAACATCAATTTCAGGATAAACAAATGCCAGCTATCGCTGTGGTTATAACAGCGTGCTCCATTCTTTTTTCGGGACCTATCGACAATTCGTCGCCCGCCCTACAGAACGGGACATGCCGAGAGTTCAAAGAAATTTTTCAACCAGAATACACGCCTTATGGTTCGGTGGATCAACCGATTACGATTGACAAACCGATTGAAGGAGTCACTCCCGCCCAATGCGTGATGAACGGCCAAATCGTTATCAATAAATGGAAGGATCAACATCCCAACTTCATTTTGAATAAGTGGCGATGTGAGAACAACACTGAACGACAAGATATATAAACCTGTATAGGTGCATGATGTGGAATGAAGATCATACCGACATTTTATTAATCGGTGGATTTATATTGGCATTCGTTATTTTCTTATTCTTGGGAAGCGCAGCCGAACAGTATATGAAAAAACCTTATCAAGATGCCGTTCTTACGTGTTCCCTCAATTCGCAACAAACCGAATTCTGCACGAAATTAATCGACAAATTAGGAAAGTGAATCGCCAAGGTGGCGGGCTCCCCTGCTAAAGGATGCGCTCCGCAAGGAGTCTGTTTCAAGTACAGCATTTTCCGCCATATACGAAAGATACACATGAGATTTGTAATTGTAATATGCCTACTACTTTGCGGTTGCTATGATGAAAACGCGCAAGAATGCAAAGACAAGAATGGCGTCTACAATTGGCAAATTCACCAATGCTTTAGTAAGAACGCAGTCATCGAGGTAGGGAAATGACGTGGCAAGACTATTTCATCGGCAAGATGATGTGGGAACTCGTCTTCCCTCTGAGCATACTACTGATCCTATTCGTGGGGTGTGTCGCCTGGATTGCCGCGGATGAATTTGTAATCCGTCCCCTAAAGAAGTTCTTTCGAAAACCCAAATAGTTCATTGGTTAGAACGTCGTCTCGACATGGCGAATGTAGTAGGTTCGATTCCTGCTTTGGGTACCATTTCAATTAGGAAAATTAGTATGCCATGGTTCGGGTTCAAGCCAAAATACAGAATCTCTTGGGATGCCGAACGACACGGGTACTTTGTTGAACAATACCAAGGGATACTTCTTGGTTATATGCCGATCAAATACGAATTCACATTAGAAGCGGCGGAACGATGGTTGATCGAATACAAAAATCGTACCCCGTCTCACGTCGTTAAATATGTCAACTGACAAATCCCCATTTTAAAATCAAAGGAGAATAACATGAGGTTATAAGAAACAACAACCGAGTAACCTAATGTCTAAAACCTATCGCCGCACTTCCCGCGGCCACAAGACCGATTGGCTTCCCGAAATTCGTTCTTACGATATTGGGGAACACCGAGAGGGCGCATATTATTGGCGTCTCTATCGGGACCCCGATCCCGAGGCGCTTGCCTTTCTCGAAAAACACCCCCATCGCCGACGCGACGTCGATAACTGGTGGAACATTTCTTACAATCGCAATCCTGGTTGGTGGACCAACCTTGTAGAAACGCGCCCGAAGCGGATGCGCGATAAACTTCTTGCACGCAAAATCATCAAGGGCGAACTCGATCCCGACGAAGCCCTGTTTGAATTGGACTATCGACCTCACATCTACTGGTGGTAATCATGCGCGTTCGTATTTGTCATGCGTATTTTCAGTATCCGAATTTAAGAAATGTTTTTGGCGAATGGTTTCATTATCGGACCAAACGAAAACTCGCCAAGAAGTACAAACGCCTTCTACCTCACATCTGTGAAATTCTGAACATCCCAATCAATACTAAATGCGATATTTGGATTCGCAAGAATTTCGACCACAATCCCCTCTTTTACATCTGGGAAGGTGCTTACTACAATCCAACGGACAACTATATCCAAATCAGTATGGACGAACCGTCAACAGGTTCGTACTGGACCGAGACCGTCGCGCCGTTGCTCCCTCCAAACTTCGACTGGCACGTCTACACGCTGGCCCACGAAATGGCGCACCTCAAGCAATATCTGGAGGGGCGACTAATCGATAGAGTCTATGCGAGTGGTATGCTTGCCCAATTCAAAATGGTGGAAGCTCATGTATTCGAGGGAAAAGAATACAGTCGCTACCATCCATGGGGGTCTCACTATGAGAAACCATGGGAAATAGACGCCAATTCCGAGGCAATAAAGGTTATATCAGGGTTGCACATACGGGGACTACAGTGAAAGTTGATATTGAGATTTGTCATCCTACTGATCAATACTCTGATTATGAAATGAAAATTATCAGACGAACTTCAAAAAAAGTTCGAAAAATCTGTCGAATTATGGGTATTACAAATCCCCCTCTTATTACCTTCGAAGAAAATGGGGGTTTTGGGTGTTATCAAGATTATTATGGCCCCAAGATAACAATCTGTGTTCGAAAAATATTAGCCCATTTTGATTATGGGAAAGGAGACGGATTTTGGCGACGTAAAGTCCGCGACCTGAAGCCTTACAAATTCGACACGTTCATCTTCATATTGGCCCATGAACTTGGGCACTATCGGCAGGCACGCATAGACAAGATTCTCGTGAGTAACATCGTCAAGTGTAGATGGAAACATTACTGGCGCGGCAAGGAAGTCAAACGATATGATGTATCCAATCCGCGTTATCACGCGTTACCCCCCGAAAGGGACGCCCATAGTTGGGCGACCTACGTCACCAAGGAACTCCATCGCGAAAAGTATCTGTACTGAGGGATTTGATAATGCAGTTTGAAAACTATCATATCGCAAATTACTACTCGGATAATGATCGGGCAACCATCCATAGCTTAATCAAACAAATACCAAGAATTTGTAAGATGATCGATTGTCCCTTACCCTTACGTGTAAAGTTTCAAGACACCTACTATTATCTGGGGGCCTTCGTTCACGATACACACTTCATCCATATCGATATCCATAATATCCAACGGGCACATAATGTCGATTGGCCGTGGTGGAAGCGGGAACGACGGGTCTTGCGGCCATACAAACCAGATTTGTTCATCCATACGCTGGCGCATGAACTTGCCCACTGGAAACAATACTGCGACGGCGATCTAACTAATGTGTTGATGGATGGTCAGAGTCGTTCCATTTGGAAAGGCAAACTGCAACCAATACTGGAAACGCAAACTCAAAAAACCTATCCGCGATCCCACCATGATCTGCCGCAGGAACGCGACGCGAATAGCTGGGCAAGATATGTCATCAAGGAATTGCATCGGGAGAAATATTTGTATGGATGTTAAATTTTTTGCAAAAAGAACTATACAGAATCACCCTAAGGAAGTTGATCATCTACGACAAACTATTCCCGAAATTTGTCGTATCTTGAACTTATCAAGTTGTCCGCTGATTAACCTGGATATGTGGCGACCTGCCTATATGGGAACGTTCTTTATTGACGAACCTACGACCTGTATCTACGTCAATGTCGGTTATCTGTCGCGTCGAGCAGTTGATAATAAATATCCTGCCTTTGACAAATACCAGCGGCGTAAATTGAGATATTATAAACCTAACTGGTTGACTTTTGTCGCTGCCCACGAACTTGCTCATTACAAGCAGTTCGTTGATGGAGACCTTATAAACAAGGATGGGCGATATTTCTACAAAGACAAGGATGTTAATCTCTTTCAGGGAGTATATCCGAGACGCCCTGTTGAAATAGACGCCAATAAGAAGGCAAGTTTAGTCATCAAAGAATTACATCGCGAGAAATACTTGTATAATTTGCTTGACAAAAGTTGACTAAATAGGGTATAATTCGCGTTCTGAATTATTCCTTTGCTCGGGAGCGCTGTGTTGGTATTGGCAGTCAGACTTTGACCCTGAAAGGCGTAGGTTCGATCCCTACCTCCCGAGCAAAGGAATAATGGGTAGTAAAATAAGGATAGCTGGTGCTGTCACTGCGCTGTAAACGCGGTCCCTATGGGCAAGGTGTTCGATTCAGCCTACTACCCACCACTTTTTTTATCAGGGCGTAGCTTAAATGGAGAAGCGCCAGTTTTGGGAACTGGAGTTTATGCAGGTTCGATGCCTGTCGCCTTGACCATTTTCATTTGTAGCAAAGAGGGAAACTACAATGTCTGATGTAAAAGACGCGTTCAAGGTATGGGTAGAATCCACCAAGGATTTGGGGATCAAAACCTACACCGCTACCGCCGATACCGTCGCCAATATCATTTCACCGCCGAAGCTATCATCCGACGACAAACTTCTTCAAGTCATCATGGAAGCTCGAAATTGTTCTAAAGAAGATGCCCAGGCGGTATTAGACAGTATAAAATCTGCGAATACCTTCTAATGGTTCCTTAGCACAGTTGGTGAGTGCAAACGACCGATAATCGTTAGACATAGGTTCGAACCCTATAGGAACTACCAATGCTGACGTAGCACATTTGGTTAGTGCGCGGGATTGTGGCTCCCGATAAGGCGGTTCGATCCCTCCCGTCAGTTCCAACATCCAATGGATATATTACAATGATAGAAATAACAGTCGCGGAAGCTCTAATAAAGTTTCATCAAACTCCAGTATTGGTAATTTCTCCCGACGTTTTTTGCGATCCTAAAACCTTTCTCTTATATCACATTCAGCGATAACAAAATTTAGATCAGTGACCGAGTGGCCGATGGTAGTTGACTTTTAATCTCCTGGCGAAAGCCCACGTGGGTTCGAATCCCACCTGATCTTCCAATTTTTCAAGGATATTATCATGGAAGAAATTGAATCCAATCTCATTGAAGAAATTCTGACATTACGCAAGGGAAGTCCTAAAATTTGCGACCACATCGCAGGACTAAACGATATGGTCGTAAAAGCTAAAGCGGCCCATGCTGATTATCCGTCTGACTTTCCTGTTGAACAATTCTTAGATATTATGTCCTCGCAATTGGTTCTACTTATCGGTGATGATAATGCGTGATTTCAAAGTTGGACAACGCGTACTCTGCATTGATGATCACATAATCCCCATTACCGTCCCGCCCTACATTGACGCGGGAAACGTGTATACGATCACCAAGATTGTACCAATGGATTGGGAACGTCGTTGCAAAGAGGATGATGACCTATTTGAGGTATACGAAATTCCTCTTGCCAGTTTCTTTGCTTGGCGCTTCAAGCCGCTCGATGATACGTCACTCGATATCTTTCGCAAGATGTGCGTAAACGAACCTGCCTTTAACAAGCTCGAATTGATGTACAAAGAAAAAAGCGATCCCTGGATTTACTATGATCCTGTGAATATAGAATGAAAGGAATGAAATATGGACTATCGTGAACGTCTGAGGCAGACGGGCCGCACGACTCGCTTGATCCAATCGGCTCCACTCAATGCAATATTCGTTGTCTTGAAGGAACCGAGTGTATGGCGACCGATGGTCAAGAACTTAGGACGGGCCGATCTACAAGTCGCATCGGTGTCTCAAATCGCCAGCGGACGTTTTCGCGGTGAGACAAGATACTTACAATTCGTCGAAGACCATCTGGTTGAAGAATTTGCGGCCGAACATTTGGGCCGTGACGTGATGGACATATACTGTATCGCATTAAAAGAATTTAGACAAACAAAACGGGCGGCAAGCTGAATGGCGATGCACGGGCCTCTTAACCCCGACCAAAATGGGTTCGATTCCCATGCCGCCCTCCATATCATTCAATTTTCAAAAGGTGGAATTGACCACCTTTTTTTGTACGTGGAGTCTGAAAAATGCACGTCAAAGTCTATCCCGAAGCTGTCGTCAAAAAAGAGAATGAAGTCTATCAATACCTCATGGAAGATTGCGCGCCATATCGATTTCCTTTCATTATCGAGAATGCCGAGGCCGACGATTACAAATACAAGGCATATATTGTTGTCACCAATGTCAAGAAACACATGGGGGCCGATGAAGGAGATTACTATTTCGATGCCAATTATTTCGTATTGAAAGGCGTTATGGCGTTTTCGTCAGTCAAAATAAATGCCGACGCCGCTTGGAAATTCAGTCGAAGGGCATTTGACATATCGAATGATGAAAAAATCATAAAAAATCTGAAATAATACCTTGAAATGTCTATTTTTTACTTGACAAGGTATTTCAGAGGGGTGTATAATTAGATTCTTGATTCCCCATTCCTTAGCCTAATGCCAATCCTTTAGTGATTGGCGACTTAAGTGGTTTGGTAATTACCTTATCACTTAGGTATTCCTTACTGAATCCAGCCGAAGCGTTAGCGTAGGCTTAGGAAGCGTTAGCTTCCTGCCCCAAGGTACCTTAAGTTGGACTTAAGTGAACTTAAGTACCGCTTGGAACCGCTTCGCGGTTGTCGAAGCCTTCGGCTTCTCCTGATCCATAAATAACCCATAAGTAGAAATCAAGTTACCTTAAGTACGGGTAATGAATAATTGCGTCCAGATTCATGAAAGAAATTACCTTAGAGAAGATACGCCAATTCATAGACAAGGAACCTCTGGAATCTCGTATCTACATTGGAGTCGACTCGACCGTTCGGAAGAAACACGGGAAATGGTTTGCCGATTTCTATACCGTCGTGGTCATTCATAAAAATGGGTGCAACGGCTGTAAAATATTCGGTGAAATTGAAACCGAACAGGATTTCAGCCCGAACAAAAAGAAGCCGACCTATCGCCTCATGCAGGAAGTCTACAAGTGTTCGGCCGCATACCTGGAGCTTGCCGACGCCATCGGGGATCGCGCCGTAGAGCTTCACTTAGACCTCAATCCTGACAAGAAATACGCGTCGAACCTGATAATCGAACAAGCCATCGGATACATCCGCGGCACCACGAATATCATCCCTATGATCAAGCCTGACGCCTTCGCCGCTTCTTACGCTGCGGATCGCCTGGGGCGTAGTTCGGATATGGTAAGGGCAGTCGGCGCATGACACTGTATGACAAAATTTATGCAGCCTGTTTGGAAGCCGCCTCTAAGATGACGGTTGCCGAGATTCGCCAAATGTCATGGTTCGGTTCAAACCATCCTAAACGCTAAATAGCGATAGGCAAATAACTAACGGAGTCCATCATGGAACAAAAATACTCGCTTGCTATCAAACTTGGCGTTGCTGCCATAGCGGCTGGTGTTGCGATTTACCTGGGCCTTGACCCTACAGCTTGGATTTCAAGCTTGCTTGGCTCAATTACAACACCTGCCCTACCTACAGCGCCTGCCTCTCTAATTCCTCTTGTTTTCTAAGTAGAATTAGACTATACTTGGCGTCTTCCTTAAAAAGCGGACGCCAAGCTTTTCTTTAAGCCTTCTGAGCTAGTGCGGTCATAGCGGCTGTCTGAAGAACAGTAGAAACAGGTTCGACTCCTTGTAGAAGGCACCATTCATGTTCGATAAATTTATCGACTTCACCTACGACTACCCGAACC